TTGCGCTCATGGACCTCCTTGAGGCTCTTGTTTTCGTAGTAAACGCCCATTATTCAAAAGCACCTCCAATGTTGGAAATATAGCCGCCGGTGTCGCTGTCACCCCGGCTCACGGTGAGCTTGAAGTTGAAAGCAAAGCCGTTGGCGGCGGTCTGGTTGGTAAAGACATGGTTGGCCCCGTTCTTGACATCGGTGGTGGCATCCTCCCACACGGGGGTGGTGTCCTTGGCGTTGTTGGTGACCAGGACCTCCAGGTTGGCATCCGTGGGAATGGAGCCCACGATGTTGAGCACCATGACGCTGATCTGGTCATCCGCCTCCAGGGGAGAGGCCAGGGTGATGGTGGCCGTGGTGACCTTTTTGGTAAAGGTCACGGTGTAGGCGGCGCTGTCGGCCTTGCCGTCATTGGCCACCACCTTGAGGGTGTGGGAGCCGTTGAGGACGGTCTGGAAGTTGGCAGCGGTGACCGCTTGGAATGTCTGAGTGGAGCCCAGGGTGGCCGTGTAGGTCCGCTTGAGGGTGTCATCCAGATACTCCTTGACCGTGACGGTATCGCCGTCCACATCGTTGACCGTGTACTGGAAGTTAAAGCCCGCAGTCTTGGTGCCCAGGTTGGAGCCGTTGGCGGTGCCGCTGGTGATGGTGGGCGCTGTGTTGACGGACACAGAGCCGTCATCGCTGACAGAGAGGGAGGAGGGGAGAGTGAAAGCGGGGCGGGACCCGTAGGTGCCGGTGCAGCTGTTGTAGTTGACACCGCCACCAGCGCTCAAGCAATAGGCGCTGAAGGTGCTGTTCGTGCCGCTCGTGACCGGGGAACGGGTCCACTGAACAACAACGGAGCCGTCCTTATAGGCGATCTGCAAAGTGCTGGCAATGGACAGCGCCGTGCCCTCCGTTTTGGCATAGGATGCCGTCTTGCCCAGCTCAGTGACAGACAGCAGGAACACCGCACGCTGGAGTGTGGTGACCGTGGTGTTGCCGTTGCCGGGGGTGTAGTAAAACTTGGTGGTGGACATCGCCGTCTGGATGTCAGCGTCAAACAGGGCCTTGTAGGTGCCATTGAGCCAGGTGTCAATGGTGCTGGTGGCGTAAGCGTTGACATTAGAGCTGTGCCACTGCCGGGTGTCGTAGCAGTCCTTGCGGACCAGCAGGACCCGCCCGGAGCCATTGAGGCTGCTTTCGTAGTCCTGCTTGGCAACATAGAAGTCAACCAGCACGCCATTTTCTTTCAGCTTGACGATGCTGCCAACAGCTTTGTTGCCCAAAGTGGTTGTTGCCATTAGATTTCCTCCTTTAGAATGTTTTGAACACGGTCCCGCACCTGTTGGCGCAGGGTCCAGGTGTTACCATGAGCGGCGTGGGCATCCCACGCTTGCCAGAACTGCATGATCTCCTCACGGGTCACCAGTCTCAGCGGGTAGTCCCTCTCCCACCGGCGCAGCTTTGCACGCATACGCTTGATGCTGCTGTGGCGCAGCTTGCGGATGACCTTGCCGCTGTCGGTGAGGTAGGTGTGAAAGCCCAGGAAGTCAATGCCGTTTTGCAGCGGGAAAATTTGCGTTTTCTCATTGAGCTCCAGGCCCAGGTCAGCCATAAAGGCCTTGATCTCCCGGAGGCAAAACTGCAAATACTCCTTGTCTGGGTGGATGAGGAAAAAGTCATCCATGTATCGGCCATAGTAGCGGATGTGGAGGACTTCTTTGACGAAGTGGTCAAACTCATCCAGGTACAGCAGCGCAAAAAGCTGGGAGGTCTGATACCCCAGGGGCAAGCCCTCCGCACAGTCGATGTACACACAGAGCAGGTCATAGACAACGGGCTCAAGGTCCAGCTTTTTCAGCTTTTCCTTGAGCCGTTCATGGTCGATGCTGGCAAAGAAGTGGCGGACATCGCACTTGAGCACCCAGCCCTCAGCGGTGTGGTTTTTGTTCCAGTAGTCAATGAAAAAGCCTCGCAAACGGTCCAGGCCAAAGTGGAGGCCCTTGCCCTTTTGTGAGGCGTAGTTGTCCAGGATAAAGCTGTGGGTGATGCGGTCATAGAGGAGGTTGTCCACTATGGCGTGCTGCACCACCTTGTCCACGAAAGCGGGCGCTTGCACCAGCCTTTTCTTGGGCTCAAAGACATAGAACACACGGAAAATGCCGGGCCTGTAAATCTTGGTTTGCAGGATATACACCAGGTTTACAATGTTCTCCAGCAGATGCACCTCATAGTGTGCGGTGGCAGCTCTGGAGCGCTTACCTCTCCGAGCGGCAAGGTATGCGGCGTATAGGACAGCGAAAGTACAAATTTCGGAAAATCTCAAACGGGAGGCCTCCTGTTTCGTGTGTGGCTGGCCACCCTCTCCTTGTGTGCCGTCCCGGTGTCACAGCAACAGGACCGGCAGCACCCCGCCCGATCTAGCCAGGCGGGTGGCATCGGCACAATGTATTTGCCCCTAATGAGGGGCTGGATGTGACCTCCTTTGATGTGATGGACGGTACTGTTTTCGGCTTTGGGCCTACTCTGTCGGACCTTACCATCAGAGCGGGGCGGGACCCGTTGGTGTTGGTGCAGTTGTTGTTGTTGACATTGCCATTAGTGTTCAAGTAATAGGCGTTGTTGGTGTTGTTCGTGTTCGGGGAAAGCTGAGAAAAATAGGTCACACCCAAATATAACAGCCTTTGGCTGGTATATCCGCTTATGGGTTACGCAAGGCCTCCGCTATTTGCCGGGCCATCTCACCCATCTGTGCCAGTTCCCGTGCCGCTTTGGCCTCCCGGAGGGCCGCAGCACGGTTGGCATCATTACGCCGCCAGGAAAATGCCTTTTGCCTCACCGGGCGGACAAGCTCCGCCCAGTAGTGGCATTGATCTCCTGTGATGTACTTTCTTTTGAAGCTCAGGTTGATATACTGGTTCATGGTGTCGCACAGGACCAGCACCCGGTCCAGGTCTTTCAGCCTGTCCTCATACTCAGTTTCAAAATACCGGCCATCTGCGGAGATGCACATTTCCACGATGTCTGCGGCACAGTCCTCCAGGCGTTTGCACAGGTGGAAAGTCTGTGATTTTGGAAAGTGGGGCTTGCCGTCATCCTTGAGCTTTTCATAGAGGACGGTTTCCACAAGCTGGCCATTCTCCATGATGTAGGCTTTCACTTTCTTGTATTCCGGGTCTTTGGTCTTGACCCGCTGGATGGTGTAGTCCAGCAGGTCATTGGCCATAGGGATGATGTCATAATTAGGCATTAAAACTCAATCCTCGCCTCCGTCTGGTTGTACACGCCGGTCACCGTCACACCGCTCAGGTCCTTAAAGGACACATTGAAGCTGTTGCCGGTGATGTCGGTGTGATATTTCAAATACAGGGTGTCAACACGGGAGGTCAGGGTGTCCAGGTCCGTGGTCAGATCTGTGGTCTTTTCCTCCACGGTAGTCACCCGGTTGCTCAGAGGGGAGAAAAGGCCCTTGACCTTAGACCAGAAATAGGAGGCCCCATTTTTGTCCAGGCCTTTGTCCATAGGTCACCCCTCCTTTACACGCAGATGGTGTCCAGCTCCGCATTGGTGATGGCCGTGATGTCTGTCTTGAGCATATAGCCAGACAGGTCCACGGTGCCCGCCAGGACATCCCATTCCTTGCCGTTCCAGGCGACATTGTCCCCGGCATTGACCCCGTGGGTGCTGTCGGCAGTGGCCACATTCCACACATCACCCACGGTGTTGCCGCTGGTGGGCAGGTCTGCGTAGGTGTCCTTGGAGCCCTTATAATGCAGGGCACTGGACACAAGACCGTCTACTTCTGTCTTGGTGTAAGCATCGGTGATGCCGTACCCAGACAGGGAGGTAGCGGGGCTCTGTTTGCCGTTGGCCAGGTCATAGGCGGCCTTGACAGCGCTGGGCGTGGCAGCCTTGGTGGTGCTGGAGTCGCTGGTGGAGGTAGAGAGCATCACGCCACCCTTTGTGGTGGTCGTGGCATCCGGCAGGGTGTACTTGTTGGCACCCTCATCAATGCCTTTGAGCTTTTCTTTTTCTGCGGTGGTGTAGTCATTGGTGCTCAGACCCTTGCCAGCCTCTTTGTCCACCTTGCTGGTGTCAGAGGGATGCACATGGTCACCACGGGCAAAGCCGCTGTCCGTGCCCAGAGCGGCGGTGCCGTCCATTTTGGGTGCTACCGTACTGGCGGCGGCACCGTCCGGTACATCACTCTTGGTGATGTAGCCGCTGTCGTTGGTCAGTTCACTGGTCTTGCTGGGGATGCTGATTTTGCTGATTGCATCAGATACGTGGGTTTTTACCTTGCCCCACAGATACAGCACACCATTTTCATCAAGACCCTTATTAAAGTTTGCCATAGTGTTTCATCCTCCTATTTCAATAGTTCTTCTAATTCCAGATTTGTGAGGGGTATAAAAGCCCCATCTTTGCCGGGATCCCCCTGATCTCCTTTTGCACCTTTGATGTTGACCGGGGCCGGGTTCTCTTTCCCGCCGTCATTGGTCCAGCTCAGGGTGCAGTCCTCGGAGACTTCGGGGTAAAAAGTCGTGCCATCAAGCCCGGACTTGCCAGTGTTCACATACTGGACTGATCCAAAGCTGGCTTGCATGGTGCCACCGGTGGAGAGTTGAACCTCCACCGGTGTGGTCTGGGTATCAAATTGGACATCATAGGCCATTAGATCACCCCGTCCTTGAAGATTTCCCCCACATCCACACGCATGGGCTCGCTGGCAACAGCGTTGTCCAGATTGTCCCGCAAGCGGAGCTGTACCCAGGCAGGCTCATGCTCCTTAAAGCGGAGCGTGTCCTCCTGGGACAGTGGCAGCGTGATAGTGCCGCTGTCTGCATCATAAGCGACAGCGCTGAGGTCCTTTTCCAGGATGGTTTGACCGTCCTGCTGAAATGTGATATACAGGACAGCGATGGTGACCGGCTCCGGCAGTGTGAATGTTAAAACCGGGTTTGTGCCTCTCCGCATTTCCATCACCTCCGCTTAGGGTCAAAATTCTACTCTTGCAAACTCTGCGTTCCACACGCCGGTGACCACAAGCTGAGATAGGTCTGAGAAGGTGATCTCAAATCCGCTACCAGTCACACTGGTGCCAAATTTTAGCTCCAGGGTTTTGAGCCGGCTTTCCAGGGAGGTCATGTTGACTTGGAGGGCCGGGTGAGCCGTGGCGCTGCTGTTGTGGGCAGCGATGGCCTCAGAGATGGCCTGGTCGCTCTCCTCCTTGGTGTAGGCATCCCCCTGCTGCATAGCGTTCAAAGCAAGCTGGCGAATGTCATAATGACTGTTGGGATCCCCGTTGTGCTCAGATACGGTCCCATCCAAGTCCTCACGGCTCACGGTATCCAAAGATGGTGTGATAGTAAAATCCACCACGCTGGTGTCTGCCACTAGAATGTGCATGACCATGGTGAGTTTGCCAGACACACCGCCAGAGATGGCCACCTTTTCCGTGTCCGGGGTGTTGCAGATGGCCACCAGCACGCCGTCCTCTGTGTAGAGGCCCATCTCCCGAATGACGAAGCTGCCCACATTGTCATCCAGGATGATCTTGACATCAAACATATTGGGCACTGCGCTGTTGATCTCAGCAGATGCAATGTCACCTCGCCATTGTTCGTTTTTAAGCTCTGTTTGGTCAACGGTGGGCATGTAATATGCACCGCCGCCATCACCAGCAGCAGCCTGTGCGATCACCAGCGTTTTGCCATTTAGGATGCATTCCGCAATAACAGCAGACCCCGCAGTGGTGATAATAGTCCCATAGGACTGGGTGGTTTCAGGCATTGTTTATTCCTCCTGTTCATTTTGGGTTGATTTCAACAGTTCTGTGATACTCAAGAACACCGGACAGGGCAGATCTGCTGGTGCTCTCAAGGCTGTTGATGATAATGGGCCATACCTCAGTACGGGTGTCGCTCTCGGTATGGGTCGAAAGCACCACATCTGCGCTGCTCTCCAAGTAGCTAACTAAGTATGGCCACACATCCACACGGGTGGACATTTCTGCACAGCCTCCCATAACAATGGTGCCATAGGATTGCAGGAAAGAGGTCATAAGTAGCCGCATGTTTGCAGGTCGGATCTTGAGTAGCATTTCCAGGATCTCAGCTGACAGGATATCAGCATCCGGTAACACTGTGTAATCCAGCTGGATGTTGATGGTGTAGTCCGCTATGGTTTCCTCATGCCCCTGGGGACCACAGATACTTGTAAGCCAGTTCTTGAGCCAGGGGATGGTGTAGGGCAGCTCCATATTCCACAAGGCCTTGATACGGGCCTTGCGGACCTCCATAGTGTCGGTGTCCTTGGGGTAGATTTGCAGCTCTTTTTCCCACACTCTCACGCCGCTCTCATCGGCGGTGTCAAGGAATTGGTTGGCCAGCACTCGGCCCAGGGCATCCCAGGCCCCGGAGATTTCCGGCTCACAGGCTCCATTGATGGCCTTAAAGTCCAGCACCTCCCGCAGCACCGGAGGCAGGTAGTTGATGAGCTTTCTATCCATCAATAGCCCCCCTCACCGGGATGCTGTCCGCACCCAGCACCAGGTTGGCCTCCTTGCCGTTGATCTGGGTACCGCCGATGTCGGTGACCATTGCGGAGCACTCGGACAGGATGCGGCTTTCAATTTGAGAGATGCGGACCGTCAAATAATCAGAGCCGGACCAGGCGCTGGCCAGCTCCTCAAAATAGCTGTCAATGACAGCCTCCACATAGCTCCGCACCGCCTCCCAGCTCCAGCCGGAGGCATAGGTCAGGTTGAGGGTGATGTTGACGGGCTCCTCCTCCACGCCCGTCACATCGACCACATGACCGATAGGAGCCAGCCCCAGGCCCTCACCGGCGTTCTGCACCGGGTCCACCGCTGTCTGGACTTCCTCCAGCAGGGCGCGGGACGGGGCCGCATTGTTAGAGGCCATGATGACCAGCTTGACGGTGCCGCCAACGGTCAGTAGCTTGTCCTTGGCCGCTGTATATACAGCGGTCAGCCAGGCCGCCACAGGGGCGCTCAGAGTGCCCACAGAGGCCTCATACCAAGCGGTGACATCATCATCCGGGATAAGGCTTGAGGGGGCTATGCTCTCATTCCAGACGGGGTGCACCTTTACGGCGCTCACACCTGCCATAGCCACCACTTTCTCCGTGTAGTCCGCCTGATTGCCACCAAAGGCCTGGGACTGGAAGCTGTCAAGGACCCGCTGCCGGAAAACCTCTGTGTCCTCCTCATCGTCACCGGGGACAATGAGCTCCACCAACTCCGCATGGGTCAGCCCATCCACATACTCAATGGGGATGAGCGTACCAACATAGCTGTTGGCGATACTGCCCACCGTTTCACAGGTGACTTGATGGGCAAGGCTGGTGTCCGTGTCAGCGCTCTCCATCCGACCGGTCACAACAAAGTTTAGGTCCTCACAGGAGAAGCGGGTGCCATTGGCCACCTCTTTGTTAAACTCCGCCCGGAACACCGCAGCACTGGCCGGGTAGGGAGACATATTGCGGTCAGAGGCCCGCTTGATGAGATATTCACGGGGGGCTGTCAGCAGATAGGTGGCAGAAAAAACGAAGTCCAGCCCTATGTAGAGCTGGGCCAGCTCTGCCATAGACGGAGCCACACCATTCATCACCATGGATCCCTCACGCTTATCTATGCCGGGGTCTACTCTGGCAAGGGCACTTTTCAGCAGCGCCTCATAGGTTTTGTTTTCAAACATTCAGATTGCAACCTCCTTTGTGATGTCCAGATCACCATAGATGCTGTGGACTACAAAAGAGGCCAGAACACTCCGCCGCCCAGTCTCAAAGGTCCAGGTATCCACACTGGTGATGCGGTCATCCTGCTCCAGCGCCTCTGTGATACGGCGCTTTATTTCGCTCATGGCATATTGTTTGGGCTTGCCGATCAGGTCAGTCAGCTCAGAGCCATAATTGCGGGAGTAGATGGGGTAGGCGTAGCGCTCCACATTCAGGATAAGGTACACCGCCTGGATGAGCGCATCCCGCTTGTCCGTCATGCCCGTCACTCTGTTCCGGTCCAGGTTCAGCTTGTGCGTGTATCCGGGCTGATCTTCAAGCACGAATCGAACCAGATCAAGGTTGTCTCCCGTTGTCGGTAATGTGGCCATTAGGTCAGCGCCTCCCATCTATCCAAAACAATGTATTTCTGCCCGCCATCACAGCGCAGCAGAATGACCTTTTCTCCATTCTTGAGGGCAAAGTGAAACTTCCACTTTTTGCGGCCCTGGTATTTGTGCTTGTGGGATGCAAATTCAGCGTAGCCGCTGCCGCCTCTTTCCTCCTCAGTGTAGTGCGGGCCCTCACTCTTTCCTGTGCCCTCAATGGTGGACATCTCCACAGAAAAGTCTCGCACATTGTTGGTGAGAATGAGCTGGGCTTCTGTCAGGGTCTTTTTCTGGTCCACCATGATCTTGAGCGGGTCAACAGAGGTGACAGTGCCAAAGCACATGCCAAAGGGACCATCCGCGTTCACCGCATCTACAGCTGCCTTTTTTACAGCGCGGACCAGTTCATTGATATCAAGTGACAAATGTACCACCTCGCAATTTCAGCTCCATGAGGTGCTGGCCCTCGTTAAAGGTGTGCTTGACCTGCTCCACCATGAAATAGTTGGAGACATTGATATCACCCAGGCCCAGCATGACTACCAGCATAGTACCAGCCCGCACCCGCACATCTCCAAGTACGTCTTTGAGCTTGAGTGTGCGGGTTTTGGTGTTATAGAGATCCAGCAGGGAATCTGCCATAGCCTTTGCGTTTGCGGTGCTGTCCAGCTTTTCATAATACTGGAGGGTACCCCACTGGTTTATGTGGGACCCATCCTGTGCTATAAAAATCTCTCTCGTTCCGGTGTCCGTATTTTCATAGGACAGTTTGATCTTGTTGTAAGTATCGGAGGCAATGGAACTCTTGTAGTCGTAGTCACCGGCAGTCTCATCATCAAGGAGCATGTTGATCTTCATGCTCCCCAGCCCCTTGAGTGTCAGCTTGCCCACATCGTCATAGAGCACATACATTTCCCCCGTAGCCTCCAGGGTTTCATCCAGGGCATTCTGGATGATGTCAAACAGGGTTTGGTTATCCTCTACCCGGCTTTCAATGGTATATCCGGTGTCCTCCAGGCTGCCAACCTGGAGCTGAAAGTCCTCAGCCACCATGCGGATCACATCCGCAGCGGTTTTGCTGGTATACACATAGGTGTCTTTGTTATTGAGGTAGTAGAGCTGGTCATACACTGTGCAGGTGATGACCCTGGGGTTGCTGCCCTTGCGTGACTTCTCAAAAACAAAGCCATAAAAAAGCGGGGTGCCATCCACAGAAAAGCGCACCGGGTCCCCCTCCTGAAAGCTCAGGCCATCTGTCTTGACTACATCAAACTTGAGCTTGCCCGGCTGTCCCTGGCGTTCCCATTCAATCGTTACACCCTCAACGGTCACCGGGTACATGATGGTACTGCCGTGCTGGATGATGAGCTCATAGGTCATGGGATAGTCAG